CCCGCCGGCCCAGGTCCCGCTGCGTTTCCCCGCCCTTTCTCCAGAACCCCAGCGAGCCCAGCAATTTCTGAAAATGCCCACCCTGTAATACGCTATCGCTCATAATCCCTCCCTATCGTTTCGCCTGAAATAATCAGCCGCCAAAACTTCGTATTCCTTCAAATCGTATAAATTGCCGTCAAGCAGCCTTACGTCCTGTTTCTTGATTCCAACGATTCTGCCGTTGTAACGCTTAACCAGTCTGTCATAGGTTTTTTCTATCGGATTCCCAACAACCACACGAAAGTTGATTTTATTAAATCCATATCTTTCAAAGATGTATTTAATTGCGGTTAATACATCCTTCCCAAAAATGTAGTTATGTGGTTTCTCACATCTGAAATGAATTATGTGTATATTATCTACTAAATTATCCGGCCGTCTAATTTGATATGAAATCATTCCAAGAATATTTTGCTCATAGATAGATACGAAGTGATTACTGGCCCAAGTATCTTCAGGCAATTTGAATTCTTCCCTGTATGTGCTGCATTGTTCAAACTGATAAAACGGGTCAAATGCGATTGTATAAAATAATTGCCGTAATTGCTCTTCATATTTTTTTGCATACTCTAACATAACCTAATCGTCCCTCCTGCGCCGTGCCGCCATCTGTTCGCGGTATTCATCGTCAAATACCGTACTCTTGCCAAACGCTTCCCGCAATAACGATGACGCAGAGTCCGGCGCGTCATCATAACCCCTCGTGTCAGGTTTCCAGTCCAGTATCTGGTTCATGTATTCCGGATCTGTTTGATCGTCCCATAGTATATCATGCCATGACTGGTATAGGTAAGTGGAAATTTTAATCTGCTTGTTCATGTGTTCGGCATAAGTACGGCACCGCAGCCCCTGGGCTTGCAAGTCTTTGGCAAGAAACCCCTTGTCCGCGTTGCTCTCCATGATAATTTCCGAACAGTGCCATTCCCGGTACTGCCGCACGATAAAATCGTACCAGTCCCGCACGTTTCCCGCAAATACCCAGCCGATCGCGTGGCCTTCCGTCATAATGGTGAGGGCGCAGGTGTCGCCTCCTCCGTAGGCCGCGTCAATGTGGGCGGTAACTCTGCCGGTACGCCATGTCTCTTTGTCAAAGGGGCCGTACTGCGGCTCCTGGAACAGCAACCCTTCATCGGCAATCAGTTCCAATTCGTAGTTTATCGCTTTCAAGAACGGGGTAAGCCGCTTCCATTTTTCCTCTAATTCCTCTTTCGGGATAAACGTGTTGTACTTGGATTCCGGGTATTTCTTGACTTCTGTAAAATCCTCGATTACGTCCCAGCCGTCACCTTGCGCCCACTTTGTTCCCAGCCACATAGACAGGGCTCCGGGATCGACTACATTTCCCGCGAGTTCCCTTATGCTTTCTTTGGTTTTTTCTCGTTCCGCCCGGCTTACTTTGTCTTTAAGGCCAATAACATCGTCCGCTATTATAACATCAGCGTGCGCGCCCGTGATCGCGTCGTTAATGCCCTTTGCGAGAAGGCTTGGCTCTATCGTTATGTCTTGTTTGAAATTAAAAAGCAATTCATCCGTTTTATCAGTTATTTTCTCCGGCGCAAACCCATGGGCAAGTGTAAATAGTAATTGTATTTCAGGCTTTTCAAACGCTTTTGATACCGCTTTAACTACCTTACAAGATTCTTCATGGGTTTTTCGCGCGAGTATAATTCTTGTAGAGGGATTAAAAAGCAGATAGCGGATTGTTCCAGTAACAACAACCGAAGTAGTCTTAAAACTTCCCCTGAACGCCATTAGCCCGCGTGAGCCTTTTTTATCCCAGCATTCCTTAATCCACTCCGAATGCAAGTCAATCAGTTTATTATAACCAATGAGATGACCTAAAAGATGCGGTTTATGCTTTATTTTATAAAGATAACTATCAATTGTTTTTTCGTTTAGCCCTTGGTTTTCGTTCATTTATTTTTACTTTCGGCTCCTCCTTTTCAGAAAATATCATGCTTAGTTTTGTCAGGGTTTCGGGAGGTATCTCGCTGACTCCGTGGTTTATAGTTTTTTCGGGCTTGCCAAACGCCCTATTCATAAGTATCTCTGAATTAGTTAATTCTCCTTTTTTCATATCTGAGGTCATTGCTTTAAGGTAAATTATACTCAATATAGGCGGTTTATCATTTTCATCATCAAGTATTTGTTGTATTTCTTTTGCGTCATATAAAATTATACTGGAAATAAAAGCTTTAATATCATCGAGCGATGCTTTTTCTCTGATATATTTTGCAAATACATTCGGTCGCCTGCCGTTATTTTCCGGCTGGTTTGTCGATGAGAACTTTTTCCCCTTTTCGAGGTTTTCAAGAGACTTTTTATTCACCGCCATAGAATCGTCGTTTAATCCTCGTTTTCCGACTTATGACAGATTATACACCCATTTCCGGGAAAGGCAAGTGTTTTACCTTTTTCAGCCTTTTTCAAGCGTTTCAGCCCCTTTCCAAAATGCCCAAAAACCTACCTGTAGGTACGTTTAACGAGTTTTCCGGGCCATGCCCATACTTTGATAGGTTTTCTGCCTATTTCTACATTTTCCGCAGGTACAATTCTTTGGAATAACCGTCTGACCGGAATGCCATCAGCTTCAGAAATTGCTCTTTCGAAAGATCGGACAGCCTGAATACCTCTTCCGGTTTCATACCGAGCTGCTTGCTTATCTCCTTGATTGTTTTTCCCTGTTCCAATAGCCGCTTTACAATGTTCTTCATCGGTTCCAGCAGGTGTGTTCCGCGCGCCCGGTTGTGGGTTACCGTGCCGTAAATGTCTCCGGCTTCGTTTTCATGCTTCACGATTACTATGGGAACCTTGCCGCCTAATAATTCATATAATGTCTTTTTCTCCCCTTGCGGTTTAAATTTCCATTCCGGGCCTGAAACCGTCCAGCGGTGAAAGCCGTCAATAATGGTCAAATCGGGGCGGCAGACTATGGGCAATGTCCAGCCGTTGCTGAACATGGACTGCGTTAATAATTCAAGGTTTTCCCTGGATACCTTGTTGGGATTGTAATTATTTGGCCGTAATTTATCCCAGTCCACCCATTGCAGGGTAGACAACGGCGCGAGAAGCTTATTGTGCATATTTTTTTCTCCCGTTATGAGCGTGTGAATACTGCATATTGATTGTGGTTATAATAGACCTCATGGTTCTCCGCTTGGGATCTCCCCCCGCGAGGCAGTCATAAATCTGTTTGTAAACCCTTTTTTCGATTATCGGGCCGTATTTTACGAGTATCTGGATCATCCGTTGTGCGTTTTCCAACGAGCCTTTAGTAACAAAGTGCTTTTGAGGGTCTTTAAGCAGCCTGAACACTTCCGCTTTATAATCCTTGGGGTCTTCAAGATTTCTCCGTGTTCTGCTTGAATGCCGGAACATCTCGCTGTCCCAATATAACGCCGCCAGGTATGCGTTCGGTTCCCTCCGGATTATGCGGTCCATAAGGTCAGGGTAGTATTCGTTCATCTTCACCAGAGACTTTGCCGTATCCACGCTGAAAAACTGCGATACCCTTAAAGCGTTAAGCCTGCTTCCGGTCTGGTACAGGTAGAGGTAAATGTCCGGAATTGCGATATTTCCCTCATACAGATACCGCCATACGTCGGAATCTTTCCAGTCGTACATCGGCCATACCATGTTTCCCCGGGCCAGGCCGGTTTTTGACGAAAACGAATTCGTCATGTATTTTGACCGTTGCAATGACTCGGCAAGGCGCACCCCGGTTATGCAGATACCGTCAGAATTATGCTTTATGAGAAAATCCTGATAGGTGTCCCGCCGATTTTTAAGCCGCGGATGGTCCATAATCGCGAATGGCGGCGGTTTCCGTACCCAAACGTCTTTTTTAGTACTGTCCCAGCAGATAAAAGACTCGTCTTCTTCAAGATTGTTGAAACAGCAGAAATGCCTGACCTCAAGGCAAAACCAGTTAAATTGCCCGCCGGCAAGCAACACTTTCTTGCGCGATTCGCTGACGCTTTTTTCAATGCAGTCAAAAATAGCCTCTTCGTCAATAAACTCGGCGATTATCTGGGCCGGGTTTATTTTTCCTTCTGCCGCCAGTCTCAGTACCATGTCCAGGAGGCACAGAGAATCCTTGCCCCCTGAAAATGACACGTAAACCTTTTTCCCGTTGGAAAAAGCGTTCATTATCCGTTGCCGGGCGGCCTCAAGGACGGTTCTCGTGCCTTCCCGTTTTACAACCATATTTCTTTACCGCAATGAGGGCAGATAATGGGTTTATTCTCCGTTTCGCCCGGAGTTTCCGGATCCGTTTCATCTGTGGGGCCCCACGCTTCTTCTTCCTCATTGGCTCCGGCATGGGATTCTATTTCCGCGATGTTTTCCGCCGTGGCCACGCCGTAGCCGTCAAGGACCTGGGAT